TCATCGTATTTCTTTACACAATTTAACTGTTTTATTTGGAATAAAAATAAGTCGTTGTTTAAAGTTAGTTTTTCTTCTAATTCAAGTAAAACGGCTCTAACACAATCTTGATTTAGTTTCATATTGTATCACCTACCTTTATAGGTGAATTATACCAAATTATAAATGCGCTGTGATACCTAGCCAACGAAGGTATAGTCGTAAATTATAGCTGAGGTGACGGTAGCAACGTTAATCAAAATGAGAGCGAGGTGAAGATCAATGCAACAACTTCAGGTCAATTTAACAATTCCAGTTCCAGAAGGTTATGTGATGGTAAAAAAAGTGGAACTAGAAGAACTTAAACAGGAAAGTTTAAGTGGCATTTGCTGGACGATGCAGGATTTAGAAAGTCGTATTAAGAAAAAGCGTGACTGGATTAAAGATAATGTCCTATTCCCTTCAAAGTTTAGAGAAATACTTGATACCGAAAATGGCGGATTTGTTTATTATCCAAAAGGAATAGGAGAAAAGTGGTCGTTTCATGCAATGAAGATGGCGAACTTTATAGATGAAAATTATAGCTCGATTTTTGGTTATGAGGGCAAGTGAACTTACCTGTAAAAAAGGAGGATTTTTATGAAATTACAACCAGCAAGTGAGATGGCAAAAGTTGCAGAAGATAATTATGAAAAATTTAAACAAAGCATTT